AAAGGTATCAGACAAGACTGCAAAAGTTCCTGCTTCTAGTCTCGGACAGAAATCAAGCGGCCGTAAGACTGTAAGACTTTCGGGTGACCATAAAGCCAAAATTACTTCCTTACATCCAGAATTAAAAGGTAAGAATGCCAGGGCCCGTAAACAATGGGCGGCAGACAATCCAGAAAAACATGCACAAGTTAAGCAGATGAATCAGAGAGCTCTAGGTAATGTTGCAAAGAAACATGCTAGAGAGATGAAAGCTCGTCTACGTCTGGGTGGTAAACACGTTGACCATGTAATTAATCACCTGCGTGATGTCATGGGTGCCAAGAAAGCTCCTATGCAGGATGCAGGTCATAACTATATCAAGCATACCACATATCAGAACAAGAGTGGTATCCATCACCATACATCCAACCCGGGTGGTGATCACGAACATATTTTTCAGGCAATTAAAAAAGATCCAAAGCGGTTGACTGTGACACATACATCAGGTGGTACATTGAACTTCCATCTTGACGGCAAGAAGTTTGCATCACAATCACATAAGTTTGATTCACAGTCTGATCCATTATCAACAATGAAAACCGCAGGGCGTATATCATAATGAAGTTTTCGGAGTTTATCACAGAACAGAAAAACACCCACATGACCCATATTGAGGACAAAGTCCTATATGGTGGTGTGGACGGAACAAGACAAGCTATCCTAGCTCTCAGAGCTCTCAGGGATATGTTAGGAGGGGAACATGCTGGTAGGGTTTCTGTTAAATGGGATGGCGCTCCTGCTATCTTTTGTGGCACTGATCCTCGTGACGGTAGATTCTTCGTGGCGAAAAAAGGGATCTTTAACAAATCTCCCAAAGTATACAAGAGCGATGCTGACGTTGACGCTGACACTAGTGGCGATCTTGCTGACAAACTTAAACTTGCTCTTAAACATCTACCAGAGCTAGGTATCAAAGGAGTTATACAAGGTGATTTTCTCTTTTCTTCGAGCGATGTTAAAACGGAAAAGATCAAAGGTAAAGACTATGTTACCTTTCACCCCAACACAATATTATATGCAGTTCCGAACAATACGGACATGGCCAACCAAATTAAGGCAGCAAAGATTGGAATCGTTTGGCACACGACATACACTGGTTCGTCGTTCGAAACAATGAAGGCATCCTATGGGGTGGACGTAAAAGGTCTAACAAAAAAACGTGACGTCTTTATGCAAGATGCTATGCTTCGTGATTTAACTCGTGCAACTATGTCAAAGGAGGAAACTGATGAAGTTAATGCACACCTATCAACTGCTGGTAAGTTATTCAATCAAATCAGCGGAACTACTCTTAGAGAGTTACAAGCGAATGAAAAACTTGCTCAACTTATTGAGCAGTTTAATAACACGTATGTACGCAAAGGTCAAATCATCACTAACGAAAAAGCACACGTTCGTCGTCTCATTACATGGATTAAAAATAAGTATCAAAAAGAGATAGATTCAAGAAAAACTGAAAAGGGTAAGGGTACACAACGAGCAATCCTTCAGGGGTATCTTGATTTCTTTTCTAATCAAAATAAAGCATCCCTTGAAAAAATGTTTTTATTGCAAAAATCTATTGTACTAGCAAAGATGAAACTTATAAATAGTTTAAATAAACTGTCTAAAGTTGATACTTTCTTAAAAACAACCAAAGGTTACAAAGTAACAGGTGAAGAAGGTTATGTAGCGATAGACAAACTTGGTGGTGATGCAGTGAAAATTGTTGACCGTATGGAGTTCTCATACGCCAACTTTTCACCCGATATATTAAAGGGATGGGATAAACCAGGAAGGAACTAACAATGGCAAAACCATTGTCGTTTAAAGACATGATCTCTACGGACGTCCTCGATGGAGAGGATGAACTCACGAAATATAGAGACGCAAAACGTCGCAAGACCTCAGATGCAGAAGAAGCACTGAATATTCAACAACGTCTTGCTCGTTCCCGCATGATGAAGCGTCTCAAATCCAGAATTAAAATTGGGCGTGACAAAGCAAGACGTCGCATGGCCAGCAAAGACACTCTTGAAAAAAGAGCGCAACGTGCTGCACGCAAAGCAATCCTCAAAAAATTGACTAAAGGTAAGGATAAAGGTTCTCTTTCTTTCTCCAGAAAACAGGAATTAGAAAAGAAACTAGATAAACCTCAAATCAAAAAAAGAATTAAGATGCTCGCGAAGCGCATGATAAAAGATATTCGTAAAAAAGAGATTGAAAGGAAGAAAGGTTGATTAACTCTTTCAGTCAATTTTTAGTTGAAGAAGAAAAGACCCTATACTTTGTATGGGGGCGAATGAACCCACCTACTGCGGGTCATGAAAAACTTCTCGACTTTTTGAAAGCAAAAGCAGGAAATAATCCGTTCCGTATCTATCTGACTCAGTCGGAAGATAAGAATAAGAACCCTATCCCATATACTCAAAAAATTAAGTTCGCTCGTAAAGGGTTTCCTCGTTATGCTCGTCAGATCATGATGAATAAGAAACTTAAAACTTTATTTGACGCAATGGCATCATTCCATGATGAGGGTTATAAAAGAGTTGTACTTGTTGCAGGTTCAGATAGAGTTCGTGAATATGAAATCCTTTTAAACAAATACAATGGAAAAAAAGGTAAGCACGGATTTTATAATTTTGAAAAAATCACTATAATGAGTGCTGGTGATCGCGATCCTGAGGCAAAAGGTGTAGAAGGTGTTTCAGGAACTAAACTTCGTGGGTTCGCTGAAAAAGGGGACTTCACCAAATTTGCTCAGAATATGCCGAAAGATCTTTCCAATGCTGATGCTAAAAGTGTATTCAATGCAGTTCGCTCAGGTCTCGGTTTAAAAGAACAAAAGAATTTTAAAAATAAAATTACATTTGAACCAGTGAATGATCTACGTGAAGATTATGTAGAAGGTAAGTTATTTGAAGTTGGTGATCTAGTTGCAATCAAAGAAAGTGACATCGTTGGTACTATCAAGCATCTAGGTTCTAATTATGTAATCGTAGAGTCTAAGCAGGAAACCTATCGTAAATGGTTAAACCAAGTTGAAAAACTTTCAGAAGGTGCACAAGATCCAGATATCAAAGATCGTCCTGGTGCACAACCTGCTCAATATCATAAAGGACTCAAAAAATCTACAAAAGTTTCTCGTGACCAGCATTTCAAAAAGCATGGTAAAAAGTCTGATGATGACGCATCAGCATATAAACCTGCTCCTGGTGACGCAAAGGCAAAAACTAAACCGTCAAAGCATACTTTGAAATTCAAACGCATGTTCGGTGATGATGTTGACCATTCCGACCTTGCTAAGAAAAGAATAGATCGTGAAAAGGAAGCAGATAAAATCCGCCATGACCGTATGATGGATCGTGCTCGCATGCGTGACACTAGAAAGAAAAATAGGGAAACCACATGATTAAGTTTCAAAATTATATTTCAGAAAGTGCTGATGCGGCACTCAAGAAAAAAGCAGAAAAATCTGGTATGCCTTTTGGTATTTTGAAAAAGGTTTATAATCGTGGTCTTGCTGCATATAAAACGGGACACCGTCCTGGGGCAACTCAACAGCAGTGGGCGATGGCGAGAGTAAATTCTTTTGTAACAAAAGGTTCCGGAACTTGGGGTAAAGCAGATAAAGATCTAGCAGCAAAGGTAAAAGGATAATGGCAACATATAAAGTAGAAATCGATGGCGGCATTGAAACAGTGACTGCTAGAACTGAAAAAGAAGCGATTCGAAAAGCAGCACGGAAGCAGGGTAATTCTAAGTCCGTGGGTAAAGTATTCGGACCAAAAGTTAAAGTTACGAAAATCAAAAAAGAGGCACAAATGAAATCTTTTGATGATATCAGAGCAGAAATAAACGAAGCAGTCAGTCCTGCTCAGCAAGCAGCAATCGCTATTGCCAAAAAAGAAAAGGGAAAAATGAATGAAGCAAAGGCATCTGATTATAAAGATGTTGCTGTGATGAAAGGTAAAGGTGGAACTCAAGTCAAGGTCGTAAAAGACAAACAAGGCAATCACGTTGCTTTGTTCTCAGGCAAAGGTTCTACTCAAGTTCCTATCAAAAAGATGGATAAAAAAGTCCTACAAAAAGCACTTGACAGTTTTTCTAAGAATGGAATGATCGGCAACACTCTTCGTTCTATTGAAGAAAAAGCATCAATCCGTGATAGACTGATGTCAGTTCTCGGTGAAGATGCTCTTGCAGAAATTTTTAAAAATTCTGCTGCTGATTATGTTGATAAAGCACATGGAAAGTCTATGGGCGGTCTTCATAGACACCTTAGCAATCTGGGTAGAAAGAAAGGTGTTATTGGCAAGGTAGGTAAAA